CAGCCCCGCTGACAGAGCCCACCGCCGCCAGTCTGATTCGTTCCTGACCTTCTTCCAGAATGACCTGATCAAAGTATCCCGTACTTTCGAAGTGTTCTGAACTTTCGAAGTGTTCTGAACTTTCAAAGTGCTCTGAACTTTCAAAGTGCTCTGAACTTTCGCCCATGTTCCCACCTTTCTTGATTTCTTTTGGCCTCACCTTCCTGGTTGGGATTGCCAAAATATCACCTTTTTCCGGTTTGTCAGCCCGAGCAGCTCACACTCGCAGTTTTTGCTTGCCCATTCTGCAATTGATTTTTACTCCGGATCCGCCGGTCGCTCAAAATGGTGATCGGGCGTTCTTTGCCCGCCTTTACCCTCATTGCTTGCAGCCACCTCAAAGATCGTTCCCTCCACCGGGTACAGCTCCCTTTCCTCCTGCGCGCAGCCCCTGGCAGCAGCAGAGATCCAGGCCATCACCAGCACCAGGCAAATCGCCATGCTGACCAGCACCGCCAGCACACCCAGTCCGAAAGAAAGTAGATCGACCATGTCTCAACTCCCAGCCTTGCGGCCTTCTATGATGCCTGTGGTATTTGTCAACAAATTTGCAGGCTTTCTCAAATGATACAGCCTCCAGCCTTAGCATATAAAACCTTCGCGCCCTTCGCTCCGGTGCTTTTTACCGGCCCTTCGCTGAGCTGGCGTACTTTGCCAGCCCTTCGCTGAGCTGGCGTACTTTGCCAGCCCTTCGATCCCTTCGCGTTTAAATCTTTTCTCTTCGCCTCCTTCGCTCCGGTGCTTTTTACCGGCCCTTCGCGGTTAAGACCCTCCGCTTGGCTCCCCGGTGATCGGGTTGACCTTCACCGGCTTGACCTTCACCCCTGGCACGTCGATCTTGCCGTTGCCGCCAGATCCGCCCGGCTTTGACCCAGGGCCGCCCTTCTGGGTCGGCCCCTCCGGATTGTTTGGATTGTTACGATCGGCCGGCTGCGCCGGCTGCCCGTACCACATCGGCGGCGGCGCTTTCTTGCCCTTTTCAAGCAGATCCTCCACGTCGGACACCTCACCGGCGAACCGGTACACCATCCGGAGATATTCGCTGTCGTCAATCATTCCCCGGTCACGCAGCACTCCCATAGCGGCCGTGATCGTGCTGGCAGCCGTGGCCAGCGCCGCATTATCCCGCGCCGAAATGTCCGTGCCTTTGATCGAGATCTCAGCCTTAGGATCGATCTTCGAGTCGACTAGAGCGGCCCTTCGAAGCACAACCTTTGTCAGATCCTCCAGCAGCCACAGAAAATAAAGCTGCCTTTGTTCGTAATGCCGGAATGTCGGCCCGCCGGCGCTTTCCGCCGTTGTGCGCGTGGCGCCCTCCGGCTCCGCCAGGAAATGCAGCGGATTACCGCTGCCGGCTGCAACCATCTTCTTAAGGGCTAATCCGTCCTCGTTGGCTTCGAAGCTTGACAGCTGGGGCGCCAGCACCTCCCAGGTTTCGGTTTCATCCATAACCAGGATAGACCCAGGAGGCGGCGGGTTGGCGTTCAGCTCTGCCTGCCTGGCTTCTTTTTCCGCTGCACTCGCAAACCTGGCTTTGACCGTGAACACAAACGAGTTTCGATACCGGTTAAGTCTCGCTCGATCCTCCAGCCAGGCAGCATACCGGGCAAGCCAGCGCAGTAGTGGAGCAAGATCGCTTTCGCCAAACTTCGCGCCTACCGGTTTATTGACCGCATAATGCAACATCACCGGCGAAAAGCTCCCGTCCTCGTTCCTGCTATCCGTTTCCGAATTGTAGACTTGCCACTTATGGCCCGAGAGCACCCCGCCCGGGCCGATCCCATCTAACCCATCCCCCCGCGGCTTCTCCCAAATCACCAGCTCTTGATCGACGTCGTTCAGCGCCGTTTCAATGTCCAAGATATCCATGGCCGGCATTGCCCGAACATAGCTCATACCGGCTGCATCCGTGCTCACCACGAAGTACAGCTCGCCCGACCGCGTCAGCTCGTCGCACCATTCAAAAGCGCGTATAGCCATCTGGTTAAGCCTGTGTTCCCACCACTTTTTTAGAAACTTGTTTGTGGCAGCGTGCTTGCTCTCGATCCCAATCCCGCCCCCCACCACGTATTGAGAAGTCAGCTCAACAATCCTCCGCGCCAGCGGGTTAACCCGCCAGGCCTGCAGCGCATCCCGCAAGACTTCCTCCCGGTCGTAGTCATAACGATCCCGCGGGTAAGTGTCCCTCCTGAGAGATCGATCCCTTTGGTCGTCGAGGGCATCCACCGCCAGGCGTACCCGCCGTTGCACGGCGGGATCTATCAAACGATCGAATAATCTAGACCATATGCTCATATCTATAAACCCATAGCATCCAAAACCATTTCTACTTTTTTATCGACGCCGGCCGCGTTATAGTGGACTTGATCGTAGCTGTAGGTTGCCCCTAAGTCGCCATTCTCCAGCCAGGCGCTTTCGTCGTCGCCAGCCACAACCCCGCTTTCATAAGTCGCCAGCACATCGCTTATGTATCCGTTGATCGTCACAGTGTTGATCAGGTACTGCGCCTGGTTGCCTCTCCAGATCTTCGAAACATAGATCGTTATTCCAGGCCATTTTGCCCGTAGCGCGTCTAATACCGCAGCCAGATCCGCCTTGAAGGCTGCCTCCGCTGTTGGCGCTGGTACGTCGTTAGACCCAATCGAGACCAGGATCACAGCCGGCCGGATCGTCTCATTCCCCAGGTTGGCGTTTACGTAAGCTTTCAGGTCCGCCACCGCCCACCCAGCCGTTGCATACCGGTGCGGCCTTTCACTCCAGCGATCGCCCGTAATAGTCCTCAGCTGGTGCGCCAGGTATTGCACCCACGCCCCGTTGGTTCCATCGGCAGGATCCAGTGTTTTGCTGTCCCCAAGCGCAAAGATCCCTTTGGTCGCCAGCGCGCCATCGTGCAGCCTCTGCCATTGGCTCGGCAGCAGGGGCTTGTCGGCAAGCCCCACGTGCGCGATCCATCCCGGCCAGCCCTGTGTTCCTGAGCCAGCATAGGCCCCAATATTGCTGTAAATCGCCCGGATCGGCTGCGTCCAGGTTCCCGGCATTGCTGCCGTTTTGACGATAATCCCATCCACCACAAACCGCACCTGGTTATTCGCCGCCGACCAATCCAACCCCAGGTGCAGCAGCGTAGCCGCTTTGATCGGCATGGTCAGTAAAACCTGGGCACTATTAGCCATGTAAGAGATAAACACTCGCCCCAAGGCTCCGGAGGGTGAGGTCGCAAACTGAATCGCATCCAGGCTTGCCGGCACAAAGGAAAAAATCCGGTTGCTTCCGGCCGCCCAGGCAGCCGCATCGGCCGGCTCAACCCACAGGCTGATGGCCCCTTCGGTGCCATCGAAGGCCGCTTCCAGCGCCGCCGAATAGACAGTGACCGCCGTTCCTGTGTCTGCGAACAATGGTGCAGGATCAGACCCAACCAGATCTTTGTTAGCCAATCCAACCGGTCCAAAGTAGCTCCCATTGCCCAAACCCTGCAGGTCCTCCGCATCCGTTCCGGCTGCTTCCCACAGCGGCCAATAGGAAATAAAACCCATATTTCTGACCATCTGCCAGTATTGCTTTTCTCCGAACAACGCTGGCTGCGCCAGCGCTACACGCTTAGAGAAAGCCATGCCACACCCTCACCGTCCACCGCCGAATCTACGTACAGGGCCGAGAGCTGGGAAATATGATCCAGCACCACCACATCCCCCGCCGCCAGGCGCAGCCCGTTGCTCACCGTCACATCCCCGGCCCCATCGTTCCCCACCGCTACCACGTCTGTATTGGTATCCAGCGCCTTGATCATTACCGGGCCGTGGATTTTCTCAGTCCCTAAGGCCTCAGCTGTGCCGGCAGTAGTAACCGTCTTTTGTCCAGAAATCGCACTCATGTTCTAAATCCTCCTGTTGAAACGCCCCGCTGGGGCGTCTCTCTTTTTATACGCCCCGCTGGGGCGTCTCTCTAAAATTCCGTCATATCGTCTAGCGGATCCAAGGCCCTCACCACCAGCGCCGGCCCTCCGGCTGGCCACACCTGGCCATCCAGCTCCGCCGCTAACGCGGCGGAGATAATCAAATCATCGTGGACCAGCTCACCCGTGGCCGGGTTTCGCGTCCCATCCGGAACGCCCCAGCGCATCCGTCTTTCAGGCCCTGGCAATATCTCGTGCTGGCAGTAATTCAGCTGCTCGAAGAATAGATCCTGCAGCTGGCTTTCTTCGGCTTTCGATAATCCAACCTTCGCGTTCTTCGCTCCGGTGCTTTTTACCGGCACTTCGCGGTGAAATGTCTTAAATCTTCCGCTTTCCACCACCGCCAGGAAAGCCCAGCCGAGCCGGCTTTTGGTAGACTGATTGAACATGAAGGGGATCACCTTATCAGGGAACGCGGCATCCAGGAAGCCGGTCAGCCCGGCGCCAACGCCGGTCGCATCCACCACCCAATAACGCGGCTTCCACAGCTCGCCCAGGCCCTTCAGCTGCCCGTACAGGTTTACGTGCCGGGTCCCGACCCATTGCCGGCGTGATACCACCTTGTAAGTTGGCGCTTGTATGATGGGATCTGCCAGGCTCGATAGATCCACTTCCACGATCGTTAATGCAGCTGCGTCTCTTCCCGGGTTACGCAAGAGATCAACCGCTCCAGTCCCTTCGCTTTCGTCGGCTGCGCCTTCGTCTTCGCCGGCCAGATCCAGCAGAAAGGCATACAGCACGCCCCCTTCGGGGGCAGCTGCTGGGGCGTGATCGCCTTGCATGATAGCCTGGCGCGCGGCCGGGAACATCCCGCCTTCGGCGTCTATCTCCTCCGAGAAATATTGAGTTTTCACAAAGGGATGATTGCGCCCCAGCTTTGCCACTTCGGCAGCTACAAATTGCCCATAAGCCGGCACTTCCGCGGCCACATCCTCAGCTCGCATCACAAACACCCTCCGGATCCCATCGGCAGCCTGGGCGGCTTCCGCCGCCCGCCGCTCGCGTGCTAGCAGCGTTCGATTGGTCCAGGCTGTACCCCAAAAGACACGGGTCGCGTTCGTGCTGGCTGCCATTGGGTTAACCTCTTTGTCCCACTTCGAGGTTGTCACATCCTGCGCCTCGTCGCATTCCAGCAGGGTGGAGGCCGTAGCTCCAACAATATTTGTGGTCGGAGATCCGGACAGAAAGAAGATCCTGGCAGATCCAACCCGGTAGATGTAGCCCTGTTCCTTGCTCCAGCGGTCGAACAACAAACTGTTGGCCTGCAGCACCCGCTCCAGCCTGCGCATGGCATTCTGGCTCTGCGGCTTCCAGGTCGGAGATATCTTGACGATTTCCGCCTGGGAAAGCTGGTACAAACCCAACAGGTAGGCTTCGATCACGGCTTGCACCTCGTTTTTACCGGATTGCCGGGGGAAGATTACAACGAAGGAATTTCCCTGGTCAGAGCGCACGCTCTGGATGATTGCCTCGGCTACCCGGACCTGATAATGCCTCAGCCGGATGTCAGAGAGCCCATCGGCGAATACTTCGATCTTTTTGAAGGCCTCGATTAGTAAAGCAGTAAGCTCTTTTTGGTCCATTCATTTCACACCCCATTGACATGTTTGAAGGATTTCGTTTCATCTCAGCCATTGCCTTCCAGCGGTAGTTCCAGCTGGCGGGCCTTCTTTTTTTCATCGCCCTCCAGCACAGCTTTGATCGCCTGGATCATGGCTTGGGTCACATCATCCTGTCCAGCCTGTAAGGCCTGTTCGGCTTTGAGAAGCTGTGGCAAGCGGGCCATAATACGGGTTGCTTCGCTGTAATAGCGGATCTCATCACCCGGGTTTTCGGCCAGGAGGCCTTGTTGAACCAGCCGCAGGCTCAGCACTCGCATCAGTTTGATTTCTTCAGACAAGCTGCGAGCTGGCAGGCTCTCCAGGTAGGCCCATTCCTGTTGGCTGATCTGCTGTCTCAGCAGGTTGGGGCTGGCGTGGGAAAGCCTGGGGGCAGGTCCCCCCGCCGCCGGTTCCAGCACATCCATAGGAGGTTTGGCAGGGCTGCGTTTGCGGCGGGGGGGCTTGCCTCCCGGATCCAAAGGTGTCTCTGGCTGAAGGCGCCACCCTGGAGAGCGATTGGCGTTCACTGGCGGGGCGGGAGCACATCCGGACGGGCGAGACGCGGGCTGATCCGGTGGGTAGACTGGTTGGCGATCAGGGCCAGGATGAAGGCTCGCAGCAGCTCGGCGGCTCCCCCTTGGGAGCAGCTCAGGGAAAGCCCAAAATAGGTCCCCCAGCCGCTGCAAGCCAGACCGAAGCTGGTCGCGGCGGTCACGGCCAGGCAGGCCAGCATCACCAGCCTCTTCCGGGTTCCGCCGCCGGCGGAACGGTCAAGCGGCTTGAGGACAAGCGGCTTGAGGACAAGCGGCTTGAGGACAAGCGGCTTGAGGACAAGCGGCTTGAGGACAAGCGGCTTGAGGACAAGC